ACCCCCATCTAAATAATACCTCTATTGGGGCTCCCACGTGGAACAGGGGGTATGGGGGATATATCCCCCACCCCCATCTAAATAATACCTCTATTGGGGCTCCCACGTGGAACAGGGGGTATGGGGGATGTATCCCCCAGGGGGATGAAATCCTCACAAAATTGAATTAAAAACATATATATTTATCTTACTATAACATATATAGTTTTTTACGTATTTTGGACCAATGTCAAACTTAAAAGAATTATCCAAACAATTTGAAGATATGATTGGACACTATTTAGAAAGTAGTTCTAAAGTCCAGAATCGAGTTCAAATACATAATACGGCACCTGAATTGGAAATACGCTTTGGCACCAATCCAAAACAAGCGAAATCCATCAGTAAAGTAGATTATTTACAAGTGGTAAATACATTATATGCAAATGGTTGGAAACCCTTGGAAAACAATCCCAAGGGGAAACAATTTTTACGTATTATTCCAGAAGAACTCGTAATCAATAAAAATTATAAACCTGAAAAAGAAACGGACGCAGAAACAGAAACAGAACCTGAGGCAGAACCTGATGCTGATTCCGAAGCTGCTATGGAAGGTGGTGCTGTTGCTGCAAAAAAATCGCAAAACAAATCAAATCAGCGCACTCGTATACGTTCTTCGAAAATTCGAGCTGAAATATTCGATACACAATGGATTCAACAATATTGTAAGCATAATGATTTAGTAAAATTAAAAGATGATATGTTGGAGGCCATGAGAAAATCCAATGTGCGCAATCAAAAGAAACAAATCAAGTTTACTGAAAAGTTTGGTGTCAAGCAAACCGAGACAACGTATTTCCAAAAAATACACTTTTCGGATTTCAACTTTAATGTTTCCTATCAAATGGAAAAAGATTATAGTGTTTTATCGAAAGACCCTCGAATTCAGACTATTTACAATGATTGGACTATTGGTAAAAAGATATTTCGTTCCATCAATCGTGTGCGTTTTGAGCATCCAGATGTGCCCATGTTTGTCGATATTAGTATTGTCAAAACCAATCGTAAATACCAAAAAAATAAACAAGACCAATATTCCAATCGTCCATTACCCAAGGAAACCATTCAAGATGCCGATGTTTTCAATACAAACCCAGTATATGAGATTGAAATTGAACTCAATAATGATGTCATGAACCAATACCAAAATAATAGTAAAGCACTTATGAAACAAATTCGTCATACCATTCGGCTCATATTATCGGGTCTTCAAGGAACACCATACCCGACATCCTATGACACACACGAAACCATATTAAACGAATATATGACTACTATGCACGGTGAATCTTGGCTGGAAACGAAAAAACCCCGTGTTTATTTTTCAGGGCCCAATTCAGTAGCATTACAAATGGAAAATGTCATGAAATCCAGAGTGAATTTAGAAACAGTAGAGTGTATTACTGAAAATTATTGTGTGACGGAAAAAGCAGATGGAGAACGTTGTATTATGTATGTAGCATCAGATGGTAAAATCTACATGATATCCAGAACATTGAAGGTGATGTTTACAGGTTCGATGACCAAAATAAAGTCGTGTTATAATAGTATTGTAGATGGAGAATTTATATACTACGGCAAACAACAAAAGCGTTTGTATCAGTTTTCGGCCTTTGATATATATTTCATAGGAGGGCGTAAAAATGATACCAATGTAAGGAGTTTCCCATTTATTTCCTACGACGAAACTGTCTTGGAGACCCGATATAATATGTTGAAAGAGTTTCAAGAAAAGTTGGAAATCCAATCGGTTACCACAGTTGAAAAGTGCAATTTTCGTTTTGTAGTGAAAGATTTCATGTATGTAGATCCATATAATCCATCCTACAGTATTTATCACGCCGCACGTGAAATATGGAACCGTAGGAAAACGTATCCTTATGAAATCGATGGTTTGATTTATACGCCAATGAGTTACGGAGTGGGTGGCAATGAAGCCAAGAAGGCATCAACTATGGGTTACAATTTCACCTGGAATTGTAGTTTCAAATGGAAACCCCCGCAATACAATTCCATTGACTTCTTGGTAGTCACGGAAAAAGATAAACAAAATCGTGATTTGATTCGATCCTTTGTATCCAAAGATACTGTCACACAATACAAAACCCTTTATTTGATGGTCGGGTTCGATAGTAAATCGGTGAAATTCATGAATCCCTTTGATGAATTAATATACGATAAACTACCCCCTAATGAAGGTTTAGACAAAACGGATAGTAATTATAAAGTAAAACCATTTGTTCCTACAACTCCATACAACCCGAAAGCATATGTATGCTACATGCCTTTGGTAGATGACGGAAAAGGACTGCAAATGAAAACATTGGAAGGGGAATACTTCGATGAAAATATGATTGTGGAATTCCAATACAATACTGATTTAGAAAAAGAACATCCTTGGAAATGGACGCCTATGCGCATACGTCATGATAAAACACAAAGTTTGACAGAAGGGAAGAAATCGATGAATGTATTTAAGAATGCAAATGATGTATGGAAAACGATTCATTATCCCATTACGATTGACCGATTAACCAATATAGAACATGCCAAAATGACGACCAAGAATGAAGTGAATGATGTGTATTATAATGCTGTAGAGAAATCGACAATGAAAACGAAAAACATGCGTGATTTCCATAATTTGTATGTAAAAAGCAAGTTAATTGTAGGAGTAAGTGATTATGTTCAAACTCAGCCCAATCATAAAGAAGTGCGTTTGATTGATTATGCGGTAGGAAAAGCTGGAGATTTGAGTAAATGGGCTCGCGCAAATCTGAAGTTTGTATTGGGTATTGACTACAGTAATGATAATATACACAATCATCAAAATGGAGCATGTGTCCGTTTTCTACAGCATAGATGCAATAATCGTAAGAGTGAAATGCGTGGATTGTTTGTGGAAGGCAATAGTAAACTAAACATTCGCAATAAATCAGCGGCCATTGTAAAACCATTTGAAAAGGATTTAGTGCAATTTGTATTTGGTCAAAAGAACTTACCCGATGGTGATAAACTGGTCATTGACTATGGAATTGCAAAAGATGGGTTTCATATCAGTTCATGTCAGTTTGCGATCCATTATTTCTTTGAAACACGAACTACTTTGTATAATTTCCTACAGAATTTATCGGAATGCACGCAGTTGAATGGGTATTTTGTAGGAACCTGTTTTGATGGTCAAAAAGTATTTGATACCATGAAAACAGTAAAGGAAAATTCGTCGTATCGTGTTACAATGGATGATAAAATGATATTTGAAATCGAGAAGCAATATCCCATATCTTTAGACGAATTAAAAAGCGATGAAAGTAGTGTGGGATTGCCGATATCGGTATATTTGGAAAGTATTGGACAACCAATTGTAGAATATTTAGTCCAATTTGAGTATTTGAAACGGGTTATGGAAAACTATGGATTCCAATTAGTGGAACAAGAAGAAGCAATGAAGTTAGGATTTCCTACAGCAAGTGGGTTGTTTGATACCTTGTATAAGACGATGAAAAAGGAATCAGACATGGGAAGTGATTTGTATATACGGGATGCATTGAAGATGACGATGGAAGAAAAGGCCGTGTCTTATTTATATCGTTACTTTATTTTCAAAAAGATTCGACAAATCTCACCTGCTACATTGAAAAATATGCTAAATGAAGTCGTAGAAGAATCATCAGAAACATTAGAAGCATCACCATCCTCACCGAAATATGATACAATGACACCATCTCCATCTCCATTATCACCGACAGAACCAATTCAGTTTACAACAAAAAAGGGTGAAGAAGAGGAAGACAAAGACAAAAAAGAGGATAAAGAAGAAGAAGACAAAAAAGAAGACGAACAGGTGAAAGAACCAGAAATGCCGAAAATGAAAATGAAAAAAATAAAAGGCAAAAAGTTCCGACTATAAGTTCTTTAATTTAAGAAAATCATAATAAATACATTTTTTTATTATGAATTAAGAAATATGTATCGTAGCCAACCTTACTATATAAATCAAAACCATCACGGTGTTGGCACCAATCAAAAGCGTATTAATACGATGATTTATTATTTATTTCCAAGAGCGTGTATACAGGTGAATCCGCAAAACGTATCAATTCGATACCCCAGTATAACCAGACCTAAAGAAAAAGGAAACCAAATACCGATCCAAGAAATAGGTGTATCGTTTTCACTTCGTAAATACATGGAAGAAATAAATCATGTTACAGAAAACCTAAAGTCATGGAATTATCAAGTGAGCCATCCCTACAGTTATATTGTAGACGTGTCGAAAATAAAACACGTATCATTCATATTTTATGAATTATTGGAGTTGTATCATTTGCTGAATTTATCATGGGATAAAAACACGAAAATGAGAACCTTACATATTGGTCATGAAGCCAATACATCCATTCATTTTTGTCAATACATACGAAAGCATGAACAAAACAAAGATGAAAATTATAGTGTATATCCAGTGAATTATACCTCTACAACAATGGACTATTATTATCAAGAAAAGAAACACACCATGGATTTGGTAATATGTGGAGCATCGCGTTTTTCAACGGAATATGAAAATGCAGTAGAACTATTGACTCAAATATGTTTAGCACTTATATCACAACGAAGAAAGGGGACGTGTATAATAAAATATGGTGATACGTTTTCGCTGTTATCATTGGATATAGTAGCATTGGTATCTCATTTTTATGAGAAAATGTATTTTCTAAAACCATCTGTGTGTAATTTATCTACAGGAGAAAAATACATTGTTTGTAAGAATTATTTATACGATGACTTGAGTGAGAAAAAATATTCTACTTTGAAGACATTATTTTGTTCAAGTATAACGAAAAACAATTTGAAAGTAGAACGAATCATTCATGATGCAATCCCACTATTTATTTCGAGTAAGCTGGAGGAAATAAACTCAATATTTGGTCAATCACGATTGGAACATATTCAATATTTATTGACCCATCGGGAAAATTGGAATACGGAAAAAATGAGACAAGATGGAATCCAAAAGTCTAAAGAATGGTGTGCGAAATACATCTAAACTGGGGGTGGGGGATACATCCCCCATACCCCCTGTTCCACGATGGGCGAGCGAAGTGAGCCCCAATAGAGGATATTATTTAGAGGGACCTCTTGTATCAAAATATATTTTCTACAGTAGAAACAATATTTTATGACATTTGGGGGATACATCCCCCATACCCCCTGTTCCACGATGGGCGAGCGAAGCGAGCCCCAATAGAAGGTATTATTCAGAGGGGCCTCTTGTATCAAAATATATTTTCTACAGTAGAAACAATATTTTATGACATTTGGGGGATACATCCCCCATACCCCCTGATCCAGAGTGGGCGAGCGAAGCGAGCCCCAATAGAAGGTATTATTCAGAGGGACCTCTTGTATCAAAATATATTTTCTACAGTAGAAACAATATTTTATGACATTTGGGGGATACATCCCCCATACCCCCTGATCCAGAGTGGGCGAGCGAAGTGAGCCCCAATAGAGGATATTATTTAGAGGGACCTCTTGTATCAAAATATATTTTCTACAGTAGAAACAATATTTTATGACATTTGGGGGATACATCCCCCATACCCCCTGATCCAGAGTGGGCGAGCGAAGTGAGCCCCAATAGAGGATATTATTTAGAGGGACCTCTTGTATCAAAATATATTTTCTACAGTAGAAACAATATTTTATGACATTAGTCATGGGGCTCGCTTCGCTCGCCCACGTGGAACAGGGGGCATGGGGGATGTATCCCCCACTCGCTTCGCTCGCCCCATTATCAAGGTTCCTACGTGGAACAGGGGGTATGGGGGATGTATCCCCCAGGGGGATGTATCCCCCATTAGCATTTCCGAACGGTTCCATCTTTTAGCACTACAGGTGTGCATATATTGGGGTATCCAATTTTATCTTTAATGGTATATCCATTGGGGGGCACACCATAGGCCAATGCATTTGCAGTAGAAGGTCCAAATACACTTCTCATTTTGGATCCAGCATCAGTAATGGTATCATATTTCAATCGGGCTAAACGAGAACTGGAATCCACCGCTCCTTGATTGGCAAATTTAGTATTACTTGGTTTGTAGTAAACAGGAACATAATTCGTTTCACTACTGTTATCACAATACTGAATTGTATTGGAAGAGTATACATTTTCTGCACTATTGGAAGCATTTTCAATACGAAGATTAGTAAATTGATTTTGTTTAAATGTGCGATTTCGTCCTTGTAAATATTGAGCACTGGATCGGTAATTTTCGGGTCGATTGTTTTTATTTGCATTGTATTTAGGACGATTCATTCCTGCACTACGAACTCTACGGCGAGCATTGTCTTCTTGTGATAGACTCTGAGATGCACTAATCTTAGTATCATCGCAACTATTACAAGGTTTATTTGTTTTGGAATCTTCGAGAATAAAGTGCAAGGTGTTATTAGTAGGGTCATTGCAAATTGGTCCAGCACTATCTACAGTCGTGCCACCTGGTGTTTCCATAATAGCCCGAATAGATGCTGAATTTTTGACCTGTGTTACATTCGTATTGGCGTTATGGATTTCACGACGATAATGTTTATACGGTAGTGCTTTAAAATAGGTTTGGTTTGTAGTTGGTGGTGTGGGAGTATTTTTTTGTATAACACTATAGATTTCGGAGAAGGTTTTCCCTTTCCAGGAATAATATTTTATTTTATTTAATCCTAAACGGCCTTCAGAACTGGATTCTATATTCGACATGTTCTATAGTATACATAAATATTATGAAAAAAAAAGAATAAACCGTTTATTAGAGTAAACCATATGATAATGAACTTATTAGTATTAGAATTACATGATTATAACCCGAAACGGTTCTATTATTTGGAACCCAAAAAGAATTTAGTTATGAATGGTATTTTCACTAAACTTATTTATACGGATTCCTTTTTTACAATGAATGAAGTCTTTTTCTGTTTTCCAGTGCAATACACATACATCGATTATCCGCAAGAAAATGACCAGTATACAGTTTACTTTGACAAGACCCAAGTGCAAAATGCTTCCAGTTTAGAAAAAATAAATAAATTGGAAACCGAAATTTTATTGAATTACGCCATGTTTACGAACTGTAGAAAAGAATCTTGTCGCAGTCTAGTAAATAAATTAGAACAGGGTTTCTTCAAAATTCGTAAAACGGAAGTCCATGGAGTGGGAACACCACCTAAACATTTCCTTTTGAAAATATCGGGAATATGGGAAGGGGATTCGAAATACGGACTTACTGCTAAATTGGTGGAATCGTTAGTTCATAATTCCTAAAGTTGCATCATCATGGATTTACTTCGAAATGGGTTTTTATTTATGTTGAATTCCATGTATTTAGCGTTACTACTATCAAACTCAGTGGTAAAATTTTTCACTTGTATGAAATCATTTTCAATGTAATAGTAGAGAGAATTAATTTGTTTCACCCCATGCAATGTTTTCTTGTTGTATCGTCGTTTTTCATCGTAACTAATTTCACGAGTGACTCCGTGATGCAATTGCATTATATCTTTGTCCATTATGGGGTAAAAAACACTACGGTCAATATTGACTTTATGAATATTGGCACGACGCTGTAGTTCATTGTCTTCAAAGCCCCATGCCCACAAATTGGGGAATCCTCCGATTTTTTCGAAATCACATCCTGTAATGGAAACTATACCGCCTAAAGCGTATTTGAATCCGTAGAAATGTTTGATATTTCCTACTGATGTTTCGTATGGTAATACGTTTTTTTGGAAAGGCATGGTATCAATGTCATTGAAAACAAATGTCATGTCTTGATAATGGTCTGGGTATTTTTCCTTCATTACAAGGAATCCAATATTTTTGATTGCACCTCGATTGAATGGTTTATTATCATTTTGATGCACAAAAAAGATTTTGTATTGGTCTGGATCGTAATCTTCTAAAACATATGCCATTTGTCTACGAAATACGCCTAAATGGTTTTCTCGATCCCTATATGGAACGATGAAAACAATAGAGGGGATTTTCTCTTCCTCTTCTATTTCTGGATTCATCAAAAAAGTAAAAAACAAAATATATAATTAAATGCGATTTAGAAAATCATGAAATCATCACAAGTGTGGATGTTTGGGTAAAACTTGTCCATATGCATTAACATGAACATGTCCATGATTATTATCTACTGTTCGAATCCTATATTTTTTATTCTTTGGGACTCGTAAAATGAATGTATCTTGTTGAACAGGTGGGTCTTCAACGACTGGTTCTTCTTCTTCTTTTTTTTCTTCTTCGTCAACTACATTAGTAATACACGAACACGAAGAATATGTATGATTACTGCACACTGTAGATAAATCATCGTCAATGTGACTATGGTGGTTATGATGATGACCGTGTGTATTGTCATTGTGATTTGAGTCATTATTGGTTGTTGTAGTTTGACAAGTATTGTCTTGAGTTTGAGTTTGAGGTTGTTCTTCATGACATTCGGGTGGATGAATTGGAATGGAATCACAATGCCGACTTTCTACAGTATGATTATCACAATTATCTTGGTTATGATGATTCTCAAATAAATGCTTGTCATAGTCAGGTGGACTAAATGGGTCGGAAGATTGCAATCCATTTGGATAAATAGAAGGAGTGTAAACAGGTGGATGCATATAAGGAGGAGCCTGTGGTGGGCATGTTCCGTAATAAGGAGGGGGCATCATCATTGGGGGTTGATGGCAATAATAAGGGTCATAATAACTGGTTCTTCTAGGAGCTGGAGCGTTTGGATAATTATATGGATTGTTATTGCAATAAGACATATTTTACAGTAATAAAAAAGGTTAGTTATATATTAAAGAAATATTTATAATGTGTGTGTTTTTGTGCTAAATCTTATGAATGTCCGTATTTCATTTTCACCCATGATGGTAATAATATTTGCTTGAATTCATTTAGTTTCTTAAAACATTTATTAATGGTCACTTCACTTGCTTCATCTCCTAGTTTTGTTTTAATATCCATTTTACTGTATGGTAGTTTACAGTAGTGTGAAACGAAATACAATATACCAGCGGCAATCGCTTGTGGACGATTATCAGGGATCAATTCGTTTTTCTCTACTTGAAATGCAATAAATTTAGCCAATAACTGTTGTTCTACAGTCAGTTCCAATCTACTGGAAAAACGCTCGATGAAAGTGCTCGGTTTAAGAGCACATAATTTTGATTTATCTTCCATTTCCATTGTTCTCTCATGACTTTGTAATAATTCTTCCGCACTGGAACAGCCTAAAGAAGCACTATTTTTATCAATATGGAAAATATCGGCAATTTCATTGGAAGTGCGAGGACAACCATGTTTCCAACAGGCAATCCAAATACAGGCTGCTCGCATTGCATCTCTTTTCATACCCCGAAAGTTTTTTTGTTCGTATAAATCTTTGAAAATGGATTTGGCCATATCAATAAACACTTTAGGAATCCCAGCATTACTTGCATATGTTCCAATCAACTGAAATTCTTCGTGCAACATTTTTTCTTTGTGTGGCATGGATTGCCACTTGCTCCATTTTCGTAAATTCTTCATTTCCATGGAGGCATTGGACTTGCAAAATATTTTACAAGCATAAGAAGACTCTTCCAATAAAGGGTCAATTGGATTTCCACAACGAGTAGTATCTGGATTATTTGATTTGGAATCCGATGCAAAATATCTCCATTCTGGTGAATAGTCTAAAGTATAATGATTCATGTAACCACAAGATGATTTAGGACAAGTGGGGAACCCTTCTTCTGTATAAATCATGAGGGTTTGGCATTTGATACAAAATTCGGTTTGTTCAATGAAATTGGAATTTGCAGTAGAAGAATCGTCTACAGAATCTGTATTGGCATTTTTATCATTGTCATAAATCTCCCACAACTTGGCTTTTTGCTGTGCATTTAGAGATTTCTTTTTTTTCAAAGTTTTGGTGTGACATTTTGGTAGTGTGCACGTAGATAAAGTAGCGACTTCCATAATATGATGAATATAGATATTGTATTTATATATTTGAACCTATTTTCTTTTTCAATTTTATAGGGGGAAAAATAATAGTATAGTATAAATAGAATGAGTGCATGTTCACAATTTGATATCAATAATAAAAGTAATGTTCGGACATTTGCCTATGGGGCGAGTCAGCAAGTATTTGACTCGATACCACTAAGTGGATTAATAAAAATGATAGACAAACGACTGGAGCCAATATTGGTATATGTCATTCAATCCGCAGCTACTTCTATAGCAAATATGTTGGATAAGGCCATCGATAAGAAGATAAAAGAAGTACTAAAGCAAGATAAGGTGAATGAAATTTTCGATGAATGTATAAACGTTGCCGCAAGTAAATCAGTAGGGTCCTATTTTTTAAAAGGTCATAATCAAATGTTGGAGGCATCACCATTATGGTTACAAACACTCGATCCTACAATGGAAGTGACTTGTGCAGAACCAGATGATGAAGAAGAATGTCAAAAATGCGAGGATTTAAAAGATGAAGAAGAAGAAAAGGAAGAAGAATCAAAAAATATATTCGAAATGTTGAAAGACCAACTATTTTCGTTTTTCAAACAAATCGTAGAAAGGGCCGTAAAAAGAGTGTTAAATACTCCTACATTTGGTCAATTGATTCGTGCATGGACAAAGACCGAATGTGTGGAACGAAAACTGGGATCGATATATGAAAAAATAGCACTAGAAAACGAAGAGTATATTTCTACAATGGTAGGAAAGAAGTTTGATAAATGGAATCCCAATATTGTGGACCTACAAAAGACGACCTTTTATGAAAAGGAAATCTAGTGGTGGGGGATACATCCCCTTGGGGGATTATATCCCCCATACCCCCTGTTCCACGTGGGCGAGCGAAGCGAGCCCCATAAGAGTAGTCATAAAATATGATTTCTACAGTAGAAAATATATTTTGATTCCAATATAAGCAACCTATTATAATAATCGATTAGGGGCTCGCTTCGCTCGCCCCGTTACCAGGGTTCTCACGTGGAACAGGGGGCATGGGGGATGGAATCCCCCACCCAAATTTATTTATAAACATTTAGTATAGATGAATGATTTTGCTCTTGGAGTATTTTATAAAAACAGTTAAAAATGCCGTAAAGCGGAATTTATATAATTTTCTGGATAAGCATATTTGTAGCAAAAAATTTATTGACTATATTGAAACCAATTTTAAGGAATCTTTTGAAAAATCTATTGTTGGTAGCACTGGCAATATTAATTTAACGGATAAAGAGGCTAAAAATTGTAAAATATGTAGCAAGCCTTTAATACAACCCGAAGATGACCAACCATTAAAAATATACGCATGTAACCACCACTTTCATGAGCAGTGTTTTAGCACGATTCCTCCTATTTGTCCTATTTGTAATTATCCAGATAAAGGGAACCCTATTGATAATATTGTCATTAATAAAAATATTTTTCAACAATTCAAAACTATCAAATTAGTCTCCAAGAAACAACAAGGTGGGTCTCGACGTAGGAAACATATATCTTCTACTGCACACCGAACACGGAAACGTAAACTAAAGCGCAGTAGACCAAAAACCAAAACAAAGCCCAAGAAAACGACAACTGTCTTAAAACGTAAAACAAAACGTAGAAAAAAGAATAAAAAACGTAACAGTAGGAAAAATCGTCGTCGTCTTATGCACGGTGGTGACCCTGAGACAATTCCTCCTACAGTTACTACAGCTCCACAGCCACAACCTACAATTCCAGCACAACCAGTGACCGAACCACAAACAGTGTTACAACCAGAACCAGTGCTACAACCACAACCATCTTCTCAGCCTTTACCAATAGCACAACCTGTGGTCCCAGTCAACCAAGGCAAAATAATCGAGTCCTATAGTCCCGATACTCAGGTTATGCCATATGAAACAAATGATAAAACAATAAAAGATACAAACCTACAAGAAATGCTATTAGCAAGTTTAGTCGATCCAAAAACAACCCCAGACCCTTACAATGATATGAAAAATATGTCTTCTGGGTTTTTGAATATGACTCAAAACACCATTCAAAAATTATTTGATGAAAAAGAAGAAATCATGCAGCAAATATTATTGGATTCACTGAAGACATTCTTGGTTGTTCATATGGAATTCGTGATGACTGACCAACTTGATTTGCTATTTAGTAATAAGATTGTAGAAACAAAATTGAGAGAACGATTCTTCGCCAATACTACAACCAATATCTACAATACTTATAATGAAGATACAGTCAAGTTGGACATTAAGAAAGCACCCAAAGAAAAAGACGAAGAAACCAAATCAAAAGGATTTTTCTCGGGATTTTTTGGTGGGTAAAATACAGTAAAAAATGTGTATATTTTATACTGTATAAAAAGGAGGGGAACTAAATTAAAAGGAGGGGGGTATGGGGGGAACTACGTTCCCCCCAGTCTTTCGTCTATTTTGCTCAACACATCTGGGTTGTAGACAAACTTTCCAGTTGGCTTGTATTGGTCCCCTGATGTATATTGCTTACTTTCCTTCTTATTGGTTGGTTGGTTTCCATTTGTATTGAAAATACCATTGTTAATATTATCGTCTTCTTGAGACTCATCTTCGTAATCCTTTTTTGGATCCGTGATTTCACCTTTTTCATTCATGATTTTACCCGTTTTCTTTTTAAACTCAGCACGAATATATTGTGGAACCCAATTGGACCAACAAACAAACAAAGTGTTGGGATGTAAATATTTGACCAAAAATCCATTGTCTTGTAATTTATGCACTAAATATGCAATACAGTCCCCTTTGTCGTAGACTGGTTCGCCAAATAAATATTCTGGAACGGTAAACCAAATATGCTGATCACTGTGTTTATTACGACCAGTTACTTTAATACGCGTATGTATACGGTTCAAAATTTTATTAAAAATCGACAACTGTTTCAAATTACGCATTTTATTTTTTTCATACAATTCGTCAATGTTGACTTTTCCTACAGATTCCTCTTCATTGGAAAATAAAAACACGGACATAGGACTATATAGTAAAAGATGCTAAATAACAACTTCGTTCAAAACGTAAATGAAAGAAATCATACCATTACAAAATATAATGATTGAACATTTAGTTTTATCTGGTGGTGGAACCGTAGGATTCATCTATATAGGTATTTTGAAAAACTTAATCGCCTTGAAATACTTGGACATGAGTAAAATCAAAACCATCCATGGTGTATCAGTTGGTGGCATTATAGGAGGATTACTGGCTTTGAATCATTCCATAGAAACAATAGAAGAATATGTTGTCAATAAACCATGGGGTCGAGTATTTGATTTTAATATATCTACTGTCATTGAAGCACTTCGCATTGGTGGATTGTTTAATGAAGCATGGATATACGACTTTTTTAAATCCTTTATTTTATCCCAAGACCTTTCTCTCGATATTACTTTACAAGAACTATATGAGTTCAATCCAATTGAAATCCATTTTTATGTTACAGAAGTGACCGAATTTTGTCCAGTTGATATATCCTACAAAACTCATCCAAATTGGAAACTATTGGATGCCATATACGCTTCTTTAGCAATTCCAGTTATTTTCGCCCCAATCACTGTAGATAATAAAATATACATAGATGGAGCCATTTTTATGAACTATCCACTGGAACCTTGTATAGACCAAGTGGATGATCCTGATACCATATTAGCCTGTTATTTAAAAATTAATGAATATCAATACAAAGAAACAGAATATAAAATCCTGGATTATATTCTACTGTTGGTGATGAAATTATGGAAACATGCTAAAACCCCGATTGATGATAAAAAGCGAAATACTGTAAAGCATCAATATATGGTAACATGGCCATTTAGTATGGATTCCATCATAGAATGCATAAAAAGCAAACAAGAACGAGAACGGATGCTGTTGTATGGTATAGGATTGGGGTCATATGATTGCACGTTTTCATCGGGTTCGGGAGATTCTTCTCCCTCTGGGGGAACCTAAAGGTAGGGGGAACCTAAAGGTTCCCCCTTACCCCCTCCGTTCCACGAAGGGCGAGCGAAGCGAGCCCATTTGAATAGCAAAGGCGGAGCCAGGGGGGTATGGGGGATGGAATCCCCCCATTATATCATATCTTCTACGAATCTCTCTAATGAATAAGTTGTTACTTTGGCATCAAACTCAATAATTTGTCCATCTTTTTCCATTTTGATTGTAGGATATCCATCGATATTGTATTTTTTCGCAATTGGATCATCCGTATTTGCATCAGTAAGATTATGTGTTTTACATTGCACTAAACGGTTCTTTACTATTTTACCATCATATGCTTTGACAAAATCCTCCCATGGGGTTTTCGCCTTTTTACAATGTGGACACCAGTCTACAGTAAACATCATAACAGTCACTTTGGTAGAGGGTGCATTTGGAATATCATTGATACGTTTCTGTTCACCTACACTTGCTTTGTTTATCCAATAATATGCACCTGCTCCAAATAATAGCATAATCAAAATAATCCAAAATGTCATCTTCTTGGGATTCCAAAAATCCATAATCATTGCACTAATCGCTTTTGCCATTGTATTTTTTTTAATATATAATGGCTATAGGATTTATTCCTTTAGGGGGAACCTAAAGGTAGGGGGAACCTAAATGTTCCCCCTTACCCCCTCCGTTGGGGGAACCTAAAGGTTCCCCCTTACCCCCTCCGTTGGGGGAACCTAAAGGTTCCCCCTTACCCCCTCCGTTCCACAAGTGGTATATAGATGATACATCCTTGTTTAGAATTAAATATTGGGCTCGCCCAACCTGGAATAGGGGGTATGGGGGATGTATCCCCCAAGGGGATGTATCCCCCAAAATATATATACATACAATATACATATACTGGAATATAGAATCTCATGAATGAAAAATGGATTCAACTTGGTGATATTATTCACGTTATTTCTCCTAAAGAACCCGAGTTCCATGGGAAAACATTTTTTGTCTACTATTTTGATCCAAATGGACCGATGGAATTAGTGCAAACCAGTTCTATGGAACTCAAAACTCTTCAATTACAAGGAGGCACAAGTAATCAAATTAGTAATTGGGAAAAAATAGAATTATATAATCGACCAATACACAAAGGTTTCGCACGCCAAAATGGTTTACTTCCAGGACAATGGGTCGAACTGGAATTCAAAACCGATGTTCGTGAAATTATTACTGCCTCTATTCAACATTTAGAAGAAGATATGATTACTCTACTGACACATCCTACAGGAAATTTACTCTATATTGACTTTGCCTACAAAGGTATTCCAAAAAACATTCCCTTACAAGGCATTTGTATTTGCAATCCCCCTAAATCCACTATTGCTAAAGATTCCACCACCACTAGTGATGACGACGATGACGATACCAAGACAACGACAAATGACAAAGACAATGATTCCGATGACTTCGACTCGGCTACTACTGTAGAAGAATCTGTTGTTCCTACTGGTGAAATCGAAATTTTGGTTCCCGATAATGTTACCATGGAAAATGATTTTATTCAAGACTTGGAAACAGAAGCATTTGAAGCTCTTAAAGAAACAAAAAACGAGGAAACACCCATAGAAGACCCGATTTCGATTCCTAAACCAACCTTACTACAGGTTCGTTACAATGTAGAAATACAAATGAATGATTTACTGGAAAGTTTAGTCCACAAAATTCCCGAGGAAGATAGAACAAGAAGTGTTTTGAAATCCATTTACAATCATATTGATCGATTCAAGGAATTGAGAGAAGAGTTTTCTGCTTATGATTCTTCTGGTAAAATAATCGGTCCTTTGACTCACAATCCTAAATTACATAAACCCTTGTTACAAAATATGAACTCCCCCTATAATGTATCCAATCAATGGGCTCTACCAATAATAGATGTTAAACGTTACTATTATCAAGACATGGAAGAGATAAAAATTATGAATGATGGCTCATCGCGGTATAGCAGTCGTTTTCAAAATGGAATTAATTTTGGGGACCCATTAATGGATGAAAAAAAAGCACTATCAGAGTTTTATGAAACTGAGCCAGTTGTGACTAGCACCAAAATCAATTATTATGAACAAATGTTAAAAACAGTAGGGGAAAAATATTGGAAACCTTTTCAGAATAATCATGATGCCGTCATTTTCGATGATGAAATGTTGTCCATCAACCGTGATAATGATACTATTATCTACGATACCACAGGTGACGGAATATTCCCAAAATATTCCACTTTACGTGTAAATGGTCCAGTATCTTCCATAGTAGGTGATAATGTGCTTCAAAAATCATGGATGCTTTTGCCAGAAAAATATATTTACGATGTGAACAATACAGCCATACAAAGTTCCATCTTGGAAAAGTGCAATTACAAGTCACCTTATTTATTTTTATTTCTACAGTCAAAACGTGTGAAATCCATTGTGCTTTCACCAGAACAAATCGAAAAACGACTAAGTGGACAAAATGAAGATATTATTCATCCTCTATTGTCACCCGACTTGCTTCATTTAGACTTGACCTCTTCGTCTGCTTCTCTCGATAAAACGAAACCTGAAGATGTATTGAGATGTATTATACCAAATGCATTTGCCTTGGTCGAAAAATACAAATCCAAGAATGCCAATGCATACAATTTATACGATTATGTGAAACCCTATTGGAATTACCAATACACATCGTCTTCTCTCCCTTTTACAGCCATGAAAATGATCCGCTATAACATTCAAGAAAATATACGAAAATATCACGATGACCGTAAAGTTGCGAAAATCAACATGAATCAATACTTGGTCAACAGTAATTCTCCCTACAAGGCGAATTTCTTGAAACCGTATTTTACAGACGCCGCAAGGAATTTAATCACCATATTGGCTAAATCATATCGTATGAAAATCGAAACAGATGCTCAAAGAAATGTGTTGATTGCACCATTTTCAGGAAATGAGTTTTTGAGAGAACTGCAATTAAAAGACAACAATAGTCTATTTTGCCACTTATTGGTATTGCAAAATGCTGGACTGATTACACCCTCTATGGATATGAATATTGTAGAACAACGCCACTTTTATGACAATACACAAAAGTCATTGGCCAAAAAGTATCCTACTATTCAAGCCATGCAAAAGGACAATGATATGAGAGATTTGAAATATGACAAGACATATGATGCAAACCAATATGATATGATGGATAAATACAAAAGCCAAAAAGCCTCTATGCAACCTGATGAATTCCGTGACTTTATTGCAAATGTATTTTCTGAGGAATACGGTTGTTCGGTCCAAAACACCGAAGCATTGGCCCAAGAATTTATTCAAGGATACAAGTTGGTCAAAGAAGGTGATTATGCATTGGTGGAAATTATTCCTCGATTAGATAGTTCTATACAAGAATACGACTTGACCGAAAACGAACGCAATGAATTGGTAATTGAGGCCAATGTTCGTAAAAAGCAAGAATTTTATAAACGTGTTGGTCATACATGGGTGTATGATGATTCCGTCGACATGTCTGCGTTTGCGAAACCAGAAGACCTTACTTGTTTACTGAAATCGAAATCGAATCAAGGCGATAATCGTTCTTTTGTCGAAAAATATGGTAGTAAAAAGGCTGAAATTGAAGATGCAATCAATCGTGAAATCGTCAAAGTGCAAAAAATGGTAGAAGAAAATAACAATGCTCATTACAAAAAAGCCATTCGGTTTGACTGGGAACACAGCTATATGGCCTCTGTTTTGGAGGGAACCGATGAACGGGTTGTTTCACCCTATCAAGAAACCTTGGATTTGATTCACACTCGTAATAACGATTTTGCCACTAAGCAAGATAACATTCGTCACTTCCGCCATAAATGCTGTAGAGATGCAATGGAACATGAAAATCAATATTGGTTCTACTGTAAAGAAACTGGATTGCCGCTGCTACCTCGATTTGAATATGATTTGGCCAATGCATTTTACCGCAAAAATTACGAAGAAACATTGGTTGCAATAAAACGCAATGCAAGAAAACAAGATGGTTACTACTATGATATTCATACAGGACGTGTTATATGTGAAATGGACTACTTTGATGAATATTCCAGAGACGACGACGATTACGATTTTGCTGTAGAAGACACGAATGTAATCGATACAGATATGAAATCCATTGGATCAAATATGGAAATAAATGAGGATTTACATAAACAACAAGTCTACAGTGATCCCAAAATGAAGAAATGTTATCATATTGCCAAGGCTGTGTGCAAGAATTTGTATATATCCTTGGATAAAGTCGAAGTCGAGACAATGGAACTATGTAGTCAATTTTTACTGAATAAAAAAATGTTTATTTCGCGTGAAAAATACGAAAAAGCTTACTTGAAGCAAAAAGAAGCGGAAGAAAAGAAACAGACCAAGAAGAAAGTAATACCATATGATGAATATTACAATGCTTTGTTACTGAGTGTAGTAACATGTTGTCTCATTGTGGCCATCCAAACAAAAACCCCTTCGATTCTTCCTAAACGGACATTTGGTCAATGTATTAAAGAATTATCGGGGTATCCATTAGTGGACGATATTACTAAAGATGGAACTATTGTGTATATGGCTTGTATTCTACGGGCCATGTATACAGATACATACCCATGGAAAACCATTTCGAAATCGAAAGGAAAACTCGAAAAGAAATTATTGGAGACAATGCGCACCGATATTGTAACACATGAAGCAGTTCAAAAACTAATTGGAGAGAAAAGGGAGTATTTAGAAAAATCCACGACCAATAGTGCAATACCAGATACTATCGATTTACAGCATAAATGGGCACGATTCCAACCACCATCTATGAATACCAAAATAGTGGACCATACAGATGGTAATAAACCGATTACAAAAACAGTGCATGAATTGTTTGAAAAATCAATACGAACTGGAGACAAAGGACAATGGACATACAGTGGAATGTATTTTGGAAAGGCCGTGCTATTTTCATTAGGTATTGCCGAAATGGTCAATGCGATTGTAAAAGAAAAGGGACATATTTTAGGATTGCATACACCCTTTCCTGCAGTAGAAAATGCTTGTTGTAATGAATTGGAATATTCGTCAAATCCAGTCTTATATTTCCAAACGGAAGATGAAAAAATACGTCAATACCAAACCAATATTGCTAAAATTAGCCAATACTTTGATCATTCTCTCAAACCACTTTCTTTTGCCAATATGCTACTATCTGAACCGAAATACAGTAAGAATCAATTGGAATCATCGAAAGGTTTTATATACGATGAACATAGTATGTATAAAACTTTCATCCATTATTTGAACTTGGATTCTACTATAAAGCCCATTCCTACGTATTTGAAACCCTATATGGCCGAAAAGCCAGAACAATACAATCGCAATGGTTCTCTCGAAGAGAAGATTCACTTCTTGAAAAACAATAATACAATCATGAATGTAAAACAGTTTTCATCAATATTATCTACTGTTTATAAATCCGATATTATTAAAATTGTAGAGCCATTGGAAGTGCAACATAAAAGAGCAGTATTGAGTTCATGGGAAGAATGGAAATTGTGTGTCCAAAATACATTAGTCAATACAACATCAGAGGAAGTAAACAAGCCGATTCAAACAATACATGAGCTTTTGGAAAAGTATTTTGAGAGAAAGAATATTGTAGTGGATGTCAAAGAAAAACGTGAAGAAGATGAAGAAAAGGGAGAAGTTGCAACAGAAAAGGTAGAGGAAATTCCTTCTACAGTAGAAGATGCTTTGATTGAACTCGAAAATGGACTATACAAAGAAATCGCTTCCATGAAGAAAACTCTGGAAACAAAAGTAGGAAACTTTAGAGACTTTTCGGCCTTTGCAAAAGAGTTTAATGAAAAATCGAAATCGAAAATGCTTTGTTTTGAGAAATGGGCCAATTCAAAAGAAATCTCGTATTTGGAATTGGCACGCATCTTGAAAAACTATTTATATTATCTTACTGTATTGGTTCCCTCTTATATAACTCGCTCTGCTTCAGTGCATGTGAACATGGCTAAATGGAAATACAATAAGCAGGATAAAGTCACGATAAAAAATTATTTACTAAGTCGACCCACCAGTTTGAATTCATATGTTGACGACAAGATTCTACAACAAATATTGAATCAATTGGAACCTTGTTTTAAGTCAATTTACGAAACGATTTCTCTCATTCATGGTTGTTTCCCAGAGTCGAATGAATCGTTATACAAACAATACATGTTATTTTGTATTTACTACGTATTTTACCGAATGGTCCATATAGAAGAGTCATTAATAGAAAGTATAACGAAAGATGATGAAAACGAGGATACTGAAATAGTGGACTTTACGGATAAAGTGACCATAGAACATAAAATGATAAGTTTCATGCGGTTCTTGGTGGGCAGTGATCCATCCGTTAAAAATACATCGTTGGTAAGATTTACTAATACATTTACTCGCTACCGTAGTATTCAAGAAAATATTGATAAATTAAGAGCAAACGAACGAGAGCAAATACAAGTGAATTTTAAAAGCAACAATAAAAAATTATTGATGGTGGAAAAGGCTTTAAAGAAAGTCCGAATGGGAGATTACTATACAAATGTGAAGCAATTGCAGAAATATGGGAAGCGCGATCAGTATACGAGAGATACTAACTATTTAAAGACGACCAAAGAAGAAGATGAAATGGAAGAAGCTGTAGATAAATTATGGAATAATGACAATGAAGAAGAAGAATATGATTATGAAAAGGATGTATTGAATGAAATGTCTGATGCAGCTCTACAAGATTATGATGATGAAACTTTAGATGAAATGGAGAAAGATGATGCATATGATTTCGACTTTGATGTATCCTACAGTAATGAATATAGAAATGAGAACGATGATTACGATATAATGGAAAATAGAGGTGACTTTTAGATGGGAAATTCTATGACATTTTTTTCGGTAGAAGTAATATAAAAAAGGTGTATAAAATCAACGTATTTTTTTCTCTCGAAAAATGAAATTGATTCCACGAAAATTGTTGCGCAATTATAAAGTCGCATTTGCTATTTTATTGTTTGCCATTTTATTTGGAACCTTTCATACATTGCAACCGAGTTTTTCTTATATGCCCGATGGTTCATTTCGTCCATTTGGGGTGGGATATAAACACAAAACAGTGGTTCCTGTATGGTTGGTGGCAATATGTTTAGCCATTTTTAGTTATTTATTGGTTCTCATTGGAATCAGTTAGTGGTGGGGGATTTCATCCCCCATACCCCCTGTTCCACTTGGGGGATTTCATCCCCCATACCCCCTGTTCCACGATGGTTCTTAGTCTGGATTCAAAAATATATTTTCTACTGTAGAAATCATATTTTTATTACATGGGCTCCCATCGTGGAACAGGGGGTATGGGGGAACCTTTAGGTTCCCCCAGGGGTTTAGAAAAAATAGTTTAACATTATAGAATTCAATGATTGATATACCCAATGAGTTTCCAAAATTAATTGACTCTTCTGCAGGTCACGCATTGTATAATACATTACTACAGTGTCATGATAATCGAATTGAAATGTATTCGAAAATATTTAACGTTACTATTGTAGTCATATTTATTTTAGCCGCATCATTTATTTTGTATTGGTGTTTCCAACGTAAAAAGACTCAAGAAGAAATACGCAATGATATATATCAGCACCAAAAATACATTTTAGAAAAAATCAAATCACTGGAATTGCAAAAACAGAACTACTACGAAGAAAATAGTATGACACATTTACCTGTAGTGACAAATATGCATTAGGAAGAATCCTATGGTATTGTATACCAATCAAATAAAAAATACATGAGTGATAATCAATATATACATGAACTAAGTCGTTCCAATGCCATGCAAGGCGACTTTGAATCGTATTTAGAGATGACCTATGGTAAAGCATCTAATGCTAAATATTTAGTGGAAGTCAACGTAGCCAAATCATTCGAAGGAATTTTAGATTTAGGCATAATGGCCACTAAATTCCCCAGTTTAGAATATTTGTATTTCACTCAAAAGGGTCGCATTACTCGATTATTGAATATTCCAAAAAAACTGAAACATTTGTATTGTCATCATCAATTACTTGTAGATATAGATCATTTACCCGAAAGTTTAGAAATACTGAGTGTCTCCAATAATGTTCTCTCCAAACTAAGTTTATTTACTTGTAATAAGTTGAAGACATTGCATTGTGAACACAATCGAATCTCAGTGCTATCTGGTTTACCAAAGTCACTTGAGAATTTATATTGTAACAATAATAATCTTGTATTGTTGGATTTGATCAATACACCTAAATTAAAAGTATTTCATCATCATAATAATCGTCAATTAGTATTGAAAAATGTTCCTACTACAGTTACAGATGGGTTTCAATATGTTCAACATGCCATGATGATGAATTTCCAGCCAATGGAAGCATTATCGGACGAATATATAAACCAAGTTCACCAATATTTTGAAATCAAAAACAAATACGAAATCACTTTGAAAAATTTGAGAAGGAAAAATGGAAAGAAAAAAATGATTTTACCAAATTGTGTAGGATGTAAAAAAGCAGTAGGGATGGTATTTTCAATTAAAGACCGTAAGTATAGTGCCTACTGTGGTGCAAACCCACCGTGTCCTTGGAAAATGGTAGTCCATCGAGGATATTATCACCCTCTACGAGAGATATTGGATTCATATGAAAACACAATAGATGGTTTAGAACAATCGAGTATTCAAAGAAAAATGGACACCATGTTTCATCATATGGAAGAGGAAAAGGCATTAACTTTAGCGAAAGATGAAATGGCGGCATACCAAACCGCAACCGAATTTTATAAAACGAAAAAGGAAATTTACGACAATTACTATTTTTCAGAGGAAAAACAAGAGCACATTGATAACCAATTGAGAGAAATTCATATTATGCTACAGGAAGTCAAAGACTTGGTGGACTCGGGTGAATATAATACAGCAGTAGGATTAGAACAGAAAATAGCTGGGTTTTATCATGAGATTCAATCAAAAGAATACGAAGTCATGGAAACAATACGAGAAGCCAAAACTGGACGTGTCCGTCTATTTCAGGAACCCGTTCATTATTCGAAATTAGAAATTAATTTGAGAGAAACTCCTAAAGTAGGGGAGGGGGGAACCGAAGGTTCCCCCTTGCCCCCTCCTTCTATAGATGATGATGTTGTAGATGATGGTTCTTCATTTTAGGCAAATTTATATACAATAACCATTTTGTTTTTGTATATTTTTACACACAATTATTGAAATTGGAGACTCCATCCCAAGATACACCTTTGTCGATCGCCCAATTACGTTTATCACAAAGAGATACATCTTTTGGTTTAAATTTCCCAGACCCAACAGAAGTAAATATCACGCCAGATATATCAGAAACACCATTAAGTTTTGGTAAATTACCAGTAGCAGGAGCACAATTTCCACTACTATCTACCCCCCAACCATCTGGGCAGTAATTGGCTTGGGCGGGGAATTCTTTATTGGCGTCTTGGTTTTGTAATAAAATTCCTACAAATATTAATGATATCAATAAGATAACAAATGCAATTATAAGAACCATTGAATAAAACGACATGTTTGTTTGCGGGTAATTTCTCTATATGGTAATATGTCATAATTTTTTTTACATTAATGTTAAAATATGCCTAAAAAGAAAATATGACGACACTTTATAATGGAACCTTATCAAGAAGGCTGGAGAAAAATAGAAAAAGAACCAATTGGTGTTCAATGGAATCCTAATTTAGGAGCATCTGTCAACACTATACTACAATATGATAATATGAATGGCCGAGTTCACTTAATGGACGATAGTAACCCTGAATTACGCTTTCAAATGGCGGAAAAGATTGCTATCAAAAACAAAGCAACCGAATATCGTGACCCCCTTGCAGGTCTTCAAGAAGAGACTTTACTATCACGAGCATATTTTTCGGAAGAAAATGTTCAAATCCTACAAAATGGACTACGTGCTGGAGTATACGAAGTGTCCAACCAAAAAATATCAGTGCCACCCCAAAATGTAGATAACCTGAAAATCATTATGCGTAGTATTTATCTACAATATGCTAAACATTCAACACAAGAAAGTGTCACCGAACAAATCCGAAAATTAAACCAATATGTTTTGAATTACGCAATTCCTACAGTATACAATGAAGCACAAGGATACTTGAATTACATTCGAGACCAAAGCACATTAGTCATGCCATTGGAACATGCTAAACAATCCGACAGAGATTACAAACATTTAGAATGGAAACAATTCTTTTAAAAAGCATATAGTCACTTTTTCCACTGTAGAAATATACTACTATGTTCCCATTCAAACATTTGCCTAAAGTATGTATGACCTACAGCACACATTTTTGGTTATCCATGGAATTATCGGCCATGTATTTTGTCGGAGGAACCTGTGCTCTGGTGCATGCATTTATACCTGATGTGCTTTGTAATTCATCTACAGTTATTAATAAAAAAATCACCGAAAAATTAAAGTCAAGTGGTTGTAATCCAGAAGTTCCGAAAGCAAATGATTCGGAAAAACAGATTTAATTATATTTCGCTAAATACAGTATAAATAATAATTATTCATATTGTATATCCACAAATAAAAATAATGGAAACTCAGTCTACTAACCAAATGATGCCTGAAAAGTTCCCTTCTATTATGATTGATTTTATCGAAGATTTGAATACAACCTTTCCAGAATATAAATCCTTATGGTGGGTTTACAGTAAAGATACCACTCCCGATGGATGGAATGATTTATATCAATATTGTCTTACTGTATATCCTGAACGATTTTTCGATATATTATACCAAAATGAAGAACTCTTTTCTGATGAAAGCACCCATAATACCAACTTTTTACCCAATGTAGAATTCAAACGATTATTCCGATGCGAAGGTGTCAGTGATTCCACGAAAAATTCATTGTGGAAGTATTTGCAACTGATTCTCTTTACTGTAATCGGCAATGTCCAAAACAAAAATGAATTCGGAGAAACCATGAATATGTTTGAAGGAATCGATGAAGAAGAACTTCAAAAGAAATTGGCCGAGGCCATGGAAGGTTTAGGCGATTTTTTCCAAAATGTCAATGAACAGGCTTCTACTGGACAATCCAATCTGGACGAAGACAGTAAAAAGAAAATGGACGATTTTTTCCAGAGTATGGAAGAAGAAATGAAACAATCCACCACTGATGAAAATGGTCCAACTGAAGGACAGATGCCCAATGCCGATGATTTGCATAATCATTTAAAAGGACTATTTGGTGGAAAATTGGGGAGCTTAGCAAAAGAATTGATGGAAGAATTGGGCGGGGATTTGGAAGATACTTTAGGCATAAACTCATCCGATTTTGGTGAAAATGTAGCCCCTACAGATATTTTGAAGAAGTTGATGCGTAATCCAGATAAGATTATGAAATTAGTGCAAAAGGTCCAAGGTAAGTTCCAGCAAAAGATGAACTCGGGGGATTTATCACAAGATGATTTGATGAAAGAAGCAGGAGACATGCTCCGTAAAATGAAGGAAATGGGAGGTAATTCGAAACAAATGCATGAAATGTTCCAGAATTTAGCGAAAAATATGGGTGGTATGGGTGGTATGGGTGGATCCTCCAAAAATATGCGCATGGACACAGGTAAATTAGACCGTATGATGAAAAGTCAAGAAACACGGGAACGTATGCGTGCTAAATTGGAAAAGCGTAAACAAGATGCAGCAGCATCTCAAACCGCATTAGCCGCATCTTATGCACTTGAAACCCAAGGAAATAACAACTTAGTATATCGTCCCGTCGGGGGAGAGAAAGCCGAGAAAACAAAACTATCGGATGCTCAAATTGCAGATTTGACTAAAGAATTCGAGGGAGCCATTACAACCGCAGCTGACAAATCGTCATCAAATAAAAAGAAGAATAAAAAGAAAAAGGCGAAAAAAGCATAAAGACTACTATAAATGAAATCTCTATAATCATCAATATGAAGATTTCAATTTGCACTTCCTTTATTGGAACTTTAGACTATTTTGTAACCAAGGGAGATTTATTTCAACGGGTCGAACCAAAAACGTCTGTCCAGAATGAAGTTTCTGACGATATTGATTACTATTTATTTACAAACCTCAATGAATTAGAATTAGTCCCATATGTAGGTTCTCATTGGACAATTGTAAATGTATCGCAAAAACCTGACAGTAGAATCGAAAATGATGTGCAACACTCACGTTATTATAAGTTTCAACTACACAACTACTTTTTGCGAACCAATTGTCATTATGATAGTATCATATACATTGACCATTATCTACAGTTGAATCCGACAGTAGACTGGAATGCAATTGCACAAGATGCACTCAATCAAGCAAGTGATGATAATTTGGCCCTGGTCCAAACTTTCCATAAAGACGAATTTAATAGTATTTATTTCGAGGCACAAAAGATAATATCAGGGTGTTGTGATAGTGCGGCCAATATTAATGGAGCATTGGATTTTTTGTATATGTTGGATCCTCAAATCGACCTACAACAAACTATCTTGTTTCGAGAGAACTGGTTTTTCGTGTATTGTCCAAAGCATCGACCCACCAGAGACCACTTTGATGTATTTTGGGAACATTACATGAACCCCAAGTATACAACCAAACGGGACCAACCATTATGGAACTTTTTGTTTCTACTGCGCAAAAAAACAAGTCAAGTGACCAATTTGGTGAAATATTTAGACAATCCTGGAATCAAAGAAAGATACAAGATTTATTATGATGAAAAAAATGACCAAAAATAGAAATATAAAAAGAATTTAAAATGAAAAAACGATTATACTATAAAAAATGCATATCATAATCGACCTCGGTGCAAATGATGGATGCTCCATCAAAAAATTCAAAACAATTTTGAACAGCAAAAATATCACTGATTATAAAATCTATTCATTCGAACCACATCCCTATTTTTACAACCATTTGAGAAAATACGAAAGTGATGAGCGTATTTCCATTATTCCTAAAATAGCCTATACAAAGAATTGCAAACAAAAATTATATGTATCTACGGTAGGAAATGATGGTTCGTCCATATATAGTGATAAAACTACAAATGGAGTAAGTGCAAATAATTATGTGGAGTGTGATGCAATTGACATTGTGGAATTCATACATCAATTGCCTAAATATGAAACGTTGTGGGTAAAAATGGATATAGAAGGGGGTGAATATGACTTGATTCCATATTTACATAGTAATCAGGTTTTACCGAAAGTAGATACTTTGTTTATTGAATGGCATTATGAAAAAATACAATCCATTTCGAGAGAAAAACACGATGAAACAGTAGCCATGGTGAAGAATGTAAAAATCGAGTTATGGGATGCATTGGAATACCGTGAATTAACCGACCAAGATTATCGCAAAACCTATTTAGGCATCTTGTAAAAAGTCAACTACAGGAAATGAACTACATTTTAAGTCGTATGTTCCCAATAAGTGAAAGTAATGAGACCATTCGCAATATGCATATTTATTGTTATTGCTCAGTAAAGCTGGTATGAATGAAAATGTGCTGCGACTGGTTATTAAATGTTTCGACGTTAGCATTAAGAAAATATCATAATCAATATCATTCGAACCGATAACATGGTGTGTTATCGATTCTGGTGTATAATTACTTTTTTCTATAGCCCCTTGACATAAGTCTTTATCTCTCTGATTTGGTGATGTGATTAAGAATATTTCCGTATTGAACATTTCTTGAGCACGATTTATTAGCTTGATTAAATTATCAGTCCCAATAAATTCTTGGTTTTTGGTTCCATGACTGAATAAATCGTCCAATCGAACATGAATAACAGTAGCATTAGATGTAATTGAATCATTGCCATATTTGTCAAAATACATACTGCGCAATTCATGAAATGTAGTTGAATCATGAAATACATCTGGGAACGTTTTGTTTAAATGGCCGTGTATTTGATTTGTAATATAATAATTCCAGATTGACCCATCTTTGTGTAAATTATTGTTTATTATAGTTTGGTCAGTGGTAGGGCTGGTTTTTTTTTCTAAATATTGATGGATTATGGTATTTTTGTATTTATGGCAGTTGTGATCACAATTATGATAAAGTGGGGTATTTTTACAGTCAGATAAAAAAAGTGCAGAAATATAGGGTATTGAATTTGCACCATATCTATCGCCACGAGAAGAAATATACATGTTTGCGCCGCTATACTTGTAAAAAATATATTGAATTACATGTATTGGCGAAGACGTCTACAATGATTTGTATAGGCCATCTTCCAATTTAGTTGTAGGATTATAATCTAAATCTTTGCGTGCCTTTTCTATATTAGCATACGTGCATGATACATCGCCTAATTGCATTTCCATTTGGTTAATAATTGCACATTTTCCAGTCACTTTCTCACATGTCTCAATAAACTCATTCAAAGAAACCGGGCTATTGTTTCCTAAATTATATACTTCGCATTTCCGTAAATTTTTATTATGCAATGCTCCCATTATTCCTTCTACTATATCACCTACATAAGTATAATCACGCATACTACTTCCGTCTCCATATTTATCGATTGGAATGTCGTTTTTCAATGCATGTAGGAATTTATATGGTGCCATATCAGGGCGACCACGAGGACCATATACTGTGAAAAACCGTAGTCCTATTGTGGTGATATTATACAATTGACTATATGTTTGTGCAAAACTCTCCATGGCCTTTTTACTGGCAGCATATGGACTATTACATTGGTTAATCGGGTCTGTTTCCGTAAATGGGACTTTGGAATTCGTTCCGTATACACTGCTACTACTGGCATAAACGACATTCATTACATTGTTATCTACACACTGTTGTAAAATATTTACAAACCCTTGGACATTGACTTTCACGTATTCCTCTGGTTTTTTCAAAGAATTCCGAACCCCCGCCAATGATGCTAAATGCACGACTTTGTGGGGTTTATATTTTTGGATTGCTTTTGTAGTCAAAATGTCTTCTTGTAAGAAAGTGAAGTTTTCATATTTGGATTTCAATAGTCCTATATTGGACCTCTTATTTTCTACTGCATAATACGGGTCGTAATTGTCAATGCCAATGACTTCTATATTGGGTATTTGTAATAACTTATCACATAAATGACTTCCGATGAAACCCGCACAACCAGTGACCACAATACGATTTTCATGGTAAATTTCTTTGAATATCCCGTTTTCTTCACAATGCGAATGACCATAGGAACATTTTTTTACTGGAAAACAATGATGACATATTTCTTTATTGCAATCTCCTAAAATACAATACATATTGGTTTAGATGTATGTATTGTATAATTCCATATATATTTATTTTTGGGGGAACCTAAGGGGGAACCTAAAGGTTCCCCCTGACCCCCTCCGTTCCACGTAGGGCGAGCGAAGCGAGCTCCTTTAGAAGGCTCCCTTGACCCCCACCCGTTCCACGTAGGGCGAGCGAAGCGAGCTCCTTTAGAAGGCTCCCCTGACCCCCTCCGTTCCACGAAGCGAGCCCCTTTAGAATGATTCCATTTCCGATTCTAATCCCTTGAATAAATTTGGTTCATATTTTGATTGTTTCTTACATTGTTCGACCATTTCTACTATTTTCATTTTCTGGATATCATGCAAATAAGGACATTCCAATTGGCGCACGATTTCCAGTATTTCCAAGTGCTCACGTATTTGCTCCAATTGTGTATCAGGCTCGACTACAGGTCCATATGACGGTAGAGGATATTTCATATTTGCACCATGTTCGGCATAACTTCCAGTATAAGGAGTTAACAGTTCATGCTTCGGTTCCATGTTATTGTAAAGATAGAGTGGCAATAGACGCACACTGGGTTGTTGAAATAAAAAAGATAATATCATTTCTACTGTTACTGTAGAAATAATAATGTTTATACTTTTTCTGACTAAAATGCTTTCATGTTTGTTACATAATTTCCTATGATCAATGAATGAATATCATGTGTTCCTTCGTATGTTTTTACCGTTTCTAAATTACACATATGTCTGAAAACATCGTAGTCATCGGTAATACCATTGCCGCCCAATATATCTCTACATTCACGAACAATATCGAGAGATTTAGAACACGAATTCCGTTTTAGTAGAGAAATTGCTTCTGGATACATTTTATCTTCATCTACTATTTCAGACACATGTAAGCAAGAGAGAAGTGCCAAATTATATTCAGATATCATATGAGCAAGTTTGTATTGAAATAGTTGTTTCTCTCCCAATTTTTGATTAAAAAGTGTTCTGTCTTTTGAATATTCAATTATTTTCTCCATACAAAACTCAGATGCACCAAGGACGCCAAATGCGATTCCTAAACGGGCACTATTGAGACAACTAAATGGTCCCTTGTATCCTTCTACGGACAATTTGTTTTCCTTTGGAACTTTTACATCATCCATGAAAATCATACCCGTAATGGACGTTCTCAATGACATTTTCCCTTCTATTTTCGGTGTTGTTATTCCCACCATAGTTCGGTCCAATATAAATCCATGTATTGTATTGTTCATATTTGCCCATACTACAAAGACATCTGCAATAGGTGAATTGGTAATCCAAGTCTTGGTGCCATTTAATAAGTAATGGTCATCTTTTTCTACAGCAACAGTAGACAACTGAGATGTATCTGAGCCAGCATTTGGTTCGGTTAGGCCAAATGAACCGACTTTCTCTCCTTTTGCTAAATCGACCAAGTATTTATCTTTCAATAATGTGTTGCCATATTTGAATATTGGATACATGACTAATGATGACTGCACACTTACCATGGAACGAAATCCACTGTCTACTTTTTCTATGGTCTTTGCAATCAATCCATAGGTTTTGTATGATTCGCCCAAACATCCATAGCCTGTGATTGTAGACCCTAAAATCCCTACTTTGCCGAACTCTTTGTATAATTGCTTATCAAAATACTCATTTTTATAATTCTCACGAACAATTGGGACTAAGTGCTCCTTACAAAAAGATTCCACCGAACCGATTATTAGTTGTTGATTCGAGGATATTAACTTGGATGTGCGTAATATGTTCATCGCTATATTATTCTAATAAATATTTATTTAGTTAGTTTTAGTTTTTTATTGTAGAGATTAATAATGTCTCGTTTATTTGATGAACTATATTGTTTATTATTCAATACACTTCGATATAGTTTGGCAATATCATCGTTCGGAAATAAACTTTCTACAGTGCATCCATTTACGATAATACTATCATAAGACTCCAATAGAACATTATACATTACACCCCGGTAATTTACAATTTCCATTTTGTCTGGATATAAACTATACAAATCAATAGCTTTTGTATACGCACCATTGTGTTTGATTTTGTGCAGAAAGCTAATATATGTATTCCGATTCGGGGTATTTTTTCCAAACGTATCTTTCGGAACATATAAAATTTCTCCTTGAGAATTAAGACTTCGGGTTACTGATACAATCCGCATATTTTGAATGGTGTGGTAGGAAGTATCAATATCTTGTATTTCTACTGGTCCTTGATCGCATTCAACCACACTATGTTTTCGAAAGCAAATTACTCCACTTGGAATTGATTCTGTTCCTCCAATACCGGTAGAAAATGGCATTTTCACATACCAATAATCACTTGTAGAATGTTCTCTCAATATTTGGCTATCTGGAAAATTATCGGTTGTTACTTCAGTCATCGTAGTTCCAGTGCTGTCAATATGGTAAATGATTAATGTATCATATGGGTGATATAATCGCACTGAAACATAATCACTGGTATTCTTCACATAATCCCCACCACCTGATGATTTGTATTTTTCAATTTGGAAAAAGTCGGTTTTATTTTCTAAATCGACGATGCGTGCTCCATCTTCAGAACTCAATTTATTATAATAGGTTCCTAATTTTGATACATCATGGAGAGAAACAGCCATATAATCGACTCCACTTACATCTTTGATTTCCATTTGAAATGTTCCGACATCACGTTTCAGTAAAGTCCTTTTTAATTCGTTGGTCATTTCTTTTTCCATCAATGGTATACTGTATGTTACTGTTTCATTTGCATCTTTTTTACTGAAACCAAATGCCAATTTCTCTCCAATACTAGCATCTGATGGATTTATTTCCAGTCCATCGTGAACGCCAAATGTCATTCCTCCTTCGCTTGGGGTATAACCAGGATTATATTGTCCAGGATATGCATTCGACCAGTTTGCAGATACATCATATGTTAATACAATAGGACTTGCTACTGCATTATAATAAGAATCACCCGATTGAGACAATGTGACTGTAGAAATCCCTGCCTTTACGCCCTCGACCTCGTTCGAAATTGGGTCATATGATATAGTGTCTCCAGATATCGTTAAGGTTGTGCTCAATTTCGACAGTTCTCCACTTTCCACATTTCGTGTTTCATAAATAAGACCAGATGTTTGACCAATACCAATAAACCCTTGTGTTGAAATTGCATCAGTGTAATCAATATATTGGTCTACTGTTCTTCCATTCACTTGTATTATTTTCGTGGTCTCGACATAAATACTATCTTCCGGGTATCGGACTGCCAATGCTTTCGAACCCAATCCGATAATTTTCACTTTATTCGTCATCACAAACTGATAAATAGTATTGATTAAAGTAGAAGCTTCTGGGTCAAAATAATTGGGATTACCACTTCCATTACTTGACGAAGATAAAGTAGCTGTAACATCGTAACCATGGTCAATATCTTCAAATGATGTGATTGATTGTAAGACTTTTGCATAATATACAAATGCTTGGCCACTAACTTTTCCTGATATCGTGCTAGGATTATTGTAGCGATAATTGGATATACCTAAAGCCATTAGTTTACCATCCGAGTTCATACTTAGAGAATTTGCATAATTGTCAAGCATTGTAGTATTCGTATATTCATTGGACGATATATCATCAATAATAGATTGAGAAATGGTTTCATTTTCTTGCCAGTAAGATGTAGTGTCGAAATGATATATATTGATATTTATACTCAATGTTCCTATTGCCATATAATTACCATCGGAACTGATTGCCAATGATTCCCCAAATGGTTTGGAAATGGAATTCGATACTGGACTTCTCAGGTATTGCTTAAATGCATAGCTCTCCGTAGAACCATTTATTTCATATTGTAAGTAAAAAACCATTCCATATTTACCATGAAGATTGGTTAAGTTTGTAGATATAAGTAATTTACTACCAGTGCTATCAATTTCCAATTGTTTCCCGATTCCACTACCATTTGCAATTGCTGCTCCAGTTACATTGTTTTTGATTGTGTCATAACATGATTGGATCAGAACCCATGAACTAATAGATGAATTATAGTAGAAAATATGGACATCGCCAGTGTAATAATTAGTGGAATCCACTTCATGAGCATAATAATCAGACGCTACAAATAGTCTCATACCATCACTACTACATGCTAATCCTGTGCCGAAATTTGCGGTTGCGGTGGTATCGGTTGGTTTGATATCAAACGTATGGTCTTTTGTATAAGTTGTTCCACTAATATCGTAAAAATATACACCAGCATTTGCATAACTATAAGAGGTGGATGTTCCTACAAATAATGATGAACCACCTACTGCTATTGCACTTCCGAATCGTTGGTTCGCTAAAATAGTGGAACCACCTGAGTTTTCATTGGTTATGAAATGTAAAAAAGACCATGTTGTATTGCTTCTTTCAACAATGGCAATGGCACCACAGTCTTTACTTGCAGTGCGATATCCTGGTATACCAATATAAGCAATGGTCGCATTATTATTGGTTTTAACAATCTTACCAAAGTTCGCTGGATTGGCGCCCGTATTGCCTTCATGATTTTGGAATGCAGTAGAACCATTATAAACTAGATTGTAGAAGGAAGTTTGATATGACCATGTCTTGGAAGATGAATTGTAGACATACACAAATACATCACCATTATATGTGCTGTTTACTGATTTTTTCGCACTAATGAAAGTATGTGTCCCGTCATTATTAATATATACATTATAACCAATAGAAACTGGTGGTGTATCTAAATCTACCAACGATTGGTTCGATAAGTCCAATGTTACACCATCTAAAGAAGTATAGTATTTATAATCCATGTTATACACTTATGCTATAAAAAAATCACCAATGTGGAAAAAAAGAAAGTTGTTTTAGAACTTAACAATATCATAATGTAATAACTCTAATAATTCATCTACAATAATATTAAATTGATATACATTGACAGGGGGTGTATTCGAAACACTGGCTATTTTTTCTGCTACTTTCTCTTCTCCATATTGACCAATGAGATACTTGATGAAGTCCCAGCTACATAACTCATCGTAGGTCAAATAGTTTTCATTTTCATTGGTCAAACGAGTAAATTGTTCGATTATTAGATTGCTTTCTTTTTTATTCATTACCCAATAACGTGGTGTCCTTGTATAACCATCGTAAAATGTTACTTTTCTTTTTTTCCGAGGGGTGTCTTCGTTCGTAATATTATCTTGAACTCCAATCTTACTCTTTTTTCGGAAACAGTCATTTTCTTCTACAGTTCGTCTCCATTCTTCATACATTTCGACGTATTGCATATTTAAGTTGGTAAAATCGTCTTTTTGTTTTTGCACCCAAGTGTAGAGTTCTGCTTCTAAAAGAACTGAAGGTAGTCTGTTATTCTCTTTTATGAATTCCTTTAACTTTCTCAAATTGGCTCTCCACTTTTGTAAAGGTCTATATTTATTGGACAAGTAATGCTTCTTTTGCTCGAAAATAGATTTCCATGAATTGTATATTTTCGGGATCTTCATCAATCCTTTACTTTGTAAATACCCTGATTTGTTGAAACTTTTGTTTTGACTCTTGACCCACATGGAGAGTTTTTTTTCTTCCATTGGTGTAGAAATGTCATTGTAGTGTCCTGGAGCGTAGTTGTTTTCATTTATAAAATGAATAAGCCGACATGCAGTATCCTTCCATTCATTGATATCATTATACAGGTTGTAAATGTAATAGAGATTGTATTTTTCTATTGCATCTTTCCACATATGATGAACCTCTGGGACAGTCATAATTCTTTTACTGTATTCAGGACCCAGTGCATTGTAACAATCTTTTTGCTTTTCAAACCATAATCGGAATTTTCTGTCATTCTCTGTTACACAGCACGTAAATGGGAACCTATTGTTTTTTTCAATCATTTCTACAAGGACATGGTAATTCTTTTTCCAAACTTCTATTTTGGATACTGAAGGTATGTATGACATTTTTTCGTCCATTTGAGCCCTGATGTATTGTTGAAATAAAGCGTATTCGGGAATAACTTTCATGGGTGCATGTCTTGTTTTGCCTCCTTTATAGTGTAGAACCACTTTCATCAATTTTTCTATACCCTTTAATTAAAGGGGGATTCCATCCCCCTTACCCTCTGGCTCCACTAGGGGGATTCCATCCCCCTTACCCCCTGGCTCCGCCAATTGCTATTCGTGTGGGCTCGCTTCGCTCGCCCAGAAAAAAAACTCTAAGAGTTTACTTAAATGTTAAAAATTGTAAAATACGTAAAATTAGTTAAATTTGTCGAGGTATGCTATTAATGCTAACGTCACTCCGTCGTTTTCCAATTCCAAACCCTCTGGAGGTCCATCTATTCCATCCTCTTCTATTATATTTCTATAGATCATTTCAACAAGCTCTTTTTTATCCCACATACGAATACCCTTATCAAGAACAGAGAATTCGTTGATAAGATTCATTACATTAGCGAATGGCCAATTATGAAGAGAGACTGGAAAGATTCTGTCATTGGTGATATATTCTATCCACCAAGGTTCATAATAATAATTCCATTTGATTATCTGCTTGTCTTTGGGTAAATATTTTGGAGCATGTTTGGTAAAGGCGTTTACAATCTTTTTGTGCTTTCTTTTCGTTATCGGCTTATCAGAAACGACCATAAAATAACGTTCAGTCACTAAATAACTCTTATTCATTATTTCAGCTCCTACGTCTTTACACTTCTCGTGATAAGTAGGATCATATTCGTAAATAAGCCGTTGTAATTCTACAGGAAGATTGTATAAGTAGTTGTTTGTTGTCATGGTTGTTGTTTTAGCTGTCATTGTTATTGTAAATAATGACTTGAGTTACCTCCTTTTAATTTTAGATTCAGTTTTCATCAATTTTTCTATACCCTTTAATTAAAGGATGCTTACAGCCCCTTCCCAATTGCTATATATGTGGGCTCGCTTCGCTCGCCCTAACGTTGAACGGAGGGGTGTAAGGGAACCTTTAGGTTCCCCTAAAACTCATATAAAGACATAACAAATTACATTCTGTATAGTAGTAAGAATGGACAAAGGAAGAATCGGAGAGTATACTTGTAATCCATGTGGTCGCAAATGGTATAGTGGTAATTTTGACCGCAATAGTTATCAACTATGTAAATCATGCGAGAAGACGAAATGCTTGCCTAAAATAATACATTACAATACCAATAATCCACCACGACATATACAGAAAGTATTGAAACATAGGCATAGGAATCAGCGTCGTCCACATTTATCTTCCCATTGTCAAAACTGTTTGGAGGGTAAATTTTGTTTTTCCAAAGAGAATGAGATACCTAAAAAACAAAATGAGAATAATGTAATACAGATGACTGAAGAAGATATAAAACAAACTCCTTTATATCAGCATATGTATAATTATGAAGAAATGTGGTATAAAAAAATAGATGAAGGTTACTTCGATGCCTCCCATAAAAAAAAACTCTAAGAGTTTACTTAAGTGTTAAAAATCCTCCTATTTATACAATGGCCCTGTTTCCAAAAATACGTGTTCTTCTCCATGTTCGTGCACCATGGCTTTGTGCAGTAGACCCAGTTCTTCTTCCGTCAGTTTGTAGCATCCTGCTGGTGTAAATAGTCGCTTGCGGTTCCATCTTACTTGCTTGATTCTACTGTTATCTTTCAAGTTTACTTCCTCTTCTTCGTAACCTTCTACAGGAATACAGAACCCACCCTCGGCCCGAACCAAAGGGTATAGTTTATTCCATTCTTGTTTTTTATGATTATTGTAGAAAGAACATATGTTCTCGATATTGACAGTATTGATATTAACTACGATATGTGGCATTGTGATTGATTGTTATGAGTTTTGGTTTTTCTTATATAAATGTTATTCTTATATAAATATTTTTCTTACATGAATTTCAATTTTTCGTAAAAAGTGAAAAATTGAAAACGGTAGTATAGGATCAAAATCCCATTTTTTCCAAGATTATAGCAATATATTCATTTACAGTATGACAAAATCGGTAGAAGAAAATAAACAGATGCCGAATGTGAGGCGATTTATTGGTTCTAAACAAGAGCTATATGCAATGAGAAAATGCATGGATGAAAACAAGGTAGACGAAGTATACAAATACGTCGACTTAGTGAGAGAACGATTCAAAAAGCGCAATCTGGGGAAACAACTGGAGCAGTTTGAACATATATTGAAGCAGCCTCGGAAAAAGAAGCTACCAGTAAAGAAAACAGCAAGGAAAAAGAAACCTATCGATTTATGGAAAATGTTTAAACTTAATAGAAAAAAATAGTTACACAAGAATGACATAATAAATAAACATAAAAGCAACCCTATATTCTACTGCAAAATACTGTATTATGGATTATCACGCAAAAAATAGTGCATTGATTGGTTTTGGTGTAGGAATGAGCAGTAGCACCTGCGTGGCAATTTATTTTTCCCCATTGCTTCCATTTTGTTGGCCTTTGGTAATAGGGATTGGTGTCTTTACTGGTATTATATCGGGTCTGATGGTCTACAGTAGCGAATTTGAAGTGACCGACCCATCGCTTATTGAAAGCCATATGCGTCATCCACTTTCTGGTAGAAAATATAAAAAAATAGAGTAAAAAATACAAAATCATTAAATATTAAAAATTATGCTTGTGCATTTAAGCATAGTAGACGAGATGCCATTCTAAACTACTTTTATCATTTATATCTTTATAACAAGGGTAAAATCTAAACTTATTTTCGGACAGACCTTGACGCCTTTCGGTAAATATCTCATCGCAAGTGTAAATACCTTTTTTCGAACGAATTGTAGCTTCATAATAGCCGTTACAATTTGGTTTCACTTTGTTTGGCCCTCTTCCTTTCATTGTCGCTTTTAAATTGTTTACATAAAATGACTTTGCTTCTTCTTGACTACTGAACTTTTTGATTATAGGCTCGGGTTCACTTGAATCTGAATCTGAATCTGAATCTGATTCTGAATCTGAAAAGCCAAAATAATCTGGATTATTAAAAGTGTTTCTCCCCGATAGAATTCCATTTGTGTATTTGGTCGTCTTTGATTTCCAATTAATCGTATTGTCGTTAAATTCTTTAAGCCATAATTTATGATACTTTTCGATACTTTCTACATTAGTATAGGTTATACTAATGCCATTGTTATCGTAGCCAGTATCACGACCTACTAATCCTTGAATAACTCCTGCGTCATCTGGAAATTTATTGTATCTATCGTATAATACACCTAAGAATTCTTTTTTTAGTGTCTTGGCACATCTTAACATTTCTTTAATGAAAATAAATGTATGTTTTTCTGGCTTTTTTATTAAAACATTATTAATATCTACAATATCACTTGTTCTGTCATAGTTTATGAAATTATAGGAATCTACGTCAAATATTTTTTTGAAATTTTCAATAGTCTTTTTATGTGCAAGACCTGTTTTCGTTCTGATTATATGATATAGAGGCTTATATACAGATTTATTATAGTTGTTTATATCTTCTTGAATTTCTTTAATGTTGTCGTATACAGAATGATTTACTTCATCAGTTTCTTTATTGTAGCCACATAGGTCTTTATATTGCTTTACCCTTTTTTTCTCATATAAGTCATATGAGCTGGTGTATCCCTCTCCAGGTTCTGCTATTATTTTATCTGATGCATCATTCCATTTCATTAGGTCATAAACGGTTCCGTCTGGTGTTGCAGTGTATTCTACTATTTTTATGTCATTTTCATACAAATAGGACTTATCCAACAAACCAGCTTTTTCAAATGTATTATAAATAGTTTGACCTTTTTTTGCAGCAACTTGAATCTCATCCATAATAATAAGAACGTTCGTTTTATTTTTAATTTCATTGACAAATGTTTCAGGTAATTCACACCTGTGATATACCCTTGATTGTATACTGGCAGGCATCCGTTCTTTTGTCTGTTCTTTCCATTCGCAACTGGATAATCCAGTGATAATATAAATATTATCAGTTGACATTAAGTTACCGGAATCTTCCATATACTGTTTTATTGTAGCACACATACTCCCTGTTTTCCCAGACTGTGTTAGTGCTATCACCATAATATTGATACATTTTCTATTTTTGAATTTAGCAACCACCATTGAGGCGATTATCTCTTGGTTATCAAAAATATTAACTTTGTTAGTAAGTTTGAGTAGTCTAAACTGGCTTTTGAGTATGAGTGCGTTTTCTATCATTACTAACTGTTCCTCTAACTCGTAATTAATACGAACCCTTTTATTTATACTTTCCTTAACTTGTTCAGAAATGTGATCACTCATATTTTGTTTTTTTACTTTCGAAAAAAAAGTATACACCTTTATTCAATTTTTTGAATGAAAAAAATACAATTTTTGTTAAATATTAAAAATGCCTAGATTGGACGGGGCGTCCATTTTTGAATGGCCCCCCAAGGTAATATGGACACTCCACGACGACGGCGCCTATTGATTCGCAAATTTTTTCTATCTATTGCATTATTCTTATCGATTTTATTATTTTTATTCATTTCGTTTTTAGCAGTAACAGGTGGTGGTTTCTTATGTATAAGTGGTATACCGTGCAAAGAATACATTAAAGTATAAGTATCCATGGAAATGTCATTCTTTTTTATGAACTCCAAACAAACACTCCTTTTGAACGTAAATCTAAAAACAATACACATATGTATTGATTTTATTGTCTTGGTATTGGGATGCATTATCACATTGAAACGGACATTTTCATGGACCATTGCTTCATAAAATAACTGTAGACGTAGATGCGAAGACTCGATTATCAGTCCGCTTATTTCAAAATAGGTTTCAATCTGTTTTTCCGTTATGCCTAAAGTCCAAAGTGAAATATGATTATCGTCTACTTTTAAACACAAATGCAGGGCTTCATCTGGTGTCATACTATTTGTGCAGTATATGCCTTCGCAATTAGTTGTCATTTGGCCATTGATGGTAAAGTTATAGGTTAACTTCGCAAAATGACGTTTTAGCGAAAATAAGTAATCCATTTTCCAATGCAAAACAAACTTTCTGGCTCCGGCAAAATACTTGGTAGTAGAAAGTAATTCACGAATGCTTCCATACTCCTTTATGAGACGTAAGATGTCATATACATCTACTGCTTTCCAAAATGCTGTCATTTGATATGTGTATATATGAGGTTTTTTTAAGACTCTGTTACCATGGAACCACTTTCATCAATTTTTCTATACCCTTTAATTAATACCATTTGGGGATTACATCCCCTTACCCCCCTGCTCCGCGAATTGCTATTATTATAAGTGGGTTCCCTTCGTGGAACGGAGGGGTTTAGGGGAACCTTTAGGTTCCCCTCCTCCTTGTCGCTATATATTGAGGAATATTAGTATGTTCCTTACTTCTGAATAATCTGAAGGCCTCCAAATTACCTTCATCATTCTTCTTTAAAAGAGCTTTGGCTGCACTGATTTTAGAGTCAAAGTATATTCTCAATACATGCACATTAGTCAATACACTTACATCTGTAATCCTCTTACAATGACATAATACTAATGAATGGACATTTTTCAAGGCACTTACATCTACTACTTTATTGCAGTAGCCCAACATTAAGACATGCACATTGCGTAATGGACTTACATCTACTAAATACTTGCACTTATACAATATCAACGAATGCACATTACTGAGTGCACTTACATCTGTCATAGCACAAGAATCAAACACCAAACTCAACTGATTACGACTATTTTCTACAATACCATGGACTGCTGTTCTAAACAAAGGATCATACAAATACTTTATTGAAACGGTTCTATTCATTCTCCAATACAATACACATCTTCGTGCTCCGGCAAAATACTTGGTAGTAGAAAGCAATTCATGAATGCTTCCATACTCCTGTAAGATACGTAAAATATCATATACGTCTACTGCTTTCCAAAATGCTGTCATTTGATATGTGTGTATAGGAAGAATTAGTGATTTTGACTCTGTTATCCATGGAACCACTTTCATCAATTTTTCTATACCCTTTATTTAATGGACATTTTCACGTTCGAACCCGTAATAATCTGGATTCAGGGATGTGGCTGACAAAACCACTTGGATACCGAGTCTGGTATGCACAAAGCTTCGACATTGTGTTTATTTTTAGTAATTAATATCAGAACTTACTGTATTGAATCATTTAGACAATGGAACTAATAAACGAAAAAGAAGCCCCAATTGTAAAGATTACAAATCTCAGCTTCTCATATGAAAAAAAGAAAGAAAATATTACTGGACTTAATTGTATAATCCCTCCAAATGCAAAGGTGATTTTAGCAGGAGCTAATGGTGCAGGAAAAAGCACACTACTACGTATTTTGACTGGACAAATTTTTTTGAATTTAGAGTATGATGAATTTGACATTAATGGAAACGCAAAACCAAATGATCAACATAATGGTGTAGCATACTTGGGTGGACAATGGAACAGAAGAAGAAGTGGTTTTGAAGGCATTTGCCCTTATACAATGGATATAGCAGCAGGAGATATGATGGCAAAATGGCAAAAAGAATTTCTAGAACGACGAAATGAACTAGTCCGTGTGCTGGGTATCAACTTGAACTGGCGAATGCATGAATGCTCTGATGGACAGCGTAAGAAAGTGAGAATAATGATAAAGCTATTGCGACCATTCACATTTTGTGTGATTGATGAGTTTGCAGCAGATTTGGATATATTTTCACGAACACGATTATTTGATTATCTCACATCTGAGTGTAAAAAACGCGGGGCTTCAGTTATTTACTGCACTCATATATTCGACCAGACAGATAATTGGGCTTCACATGTAGCGTTTATGCGACTTGACAAAACTCTTTCCCCGATTCATCACTTGAAAACATATAAACCGTATCAAGAAATATTAGCCAGGACAGGTGAAAACCGTTCTATGTGTCCAATGCATACGTTGGTATTCGAAGAGTTAGAAAGACAATATAAAGCACACTCCAGTCTTTTTTCTGAAGACAATAATTGTTTGGTGGATATTATAATGGATACTCAAGGTAAGGAACATGAAGGAAACCACCATGAATTCGTCAATCAAGAGGGACAAAGTGGATGGGTCGATGGACGATTGGCACGAAAGTATCATTCTAGCATATTCAGGTAAGCACAAGGCTTCCACCCGCTTCAGCTGGTTTCTGTATCATAAAACAGATGGATTGTCTCAATAGTCCTATTTGTCACATGTTCAGGATTGGTCCAATATTTTACACTTTCTTCTAGTGTAGATAAGCGTTCATTCCATTCAGTGTCTTTTGATTTTTTTACTGCAGAAATACCATTTTTATGTATACCCCAACATGATGTGATTTTCTCTCCATTTTTAACATATGCATCCGGATTAAAACGTATAAACACAATTGGTCTATGGCCTAAATCTTCAGATAATTCCATAATGCGCTTATTTTCACAACTGCAATCATAATCAATGTGCTGATTTTCGTCAATTTCGATCAGCAATATTTGGTAACCCAAGTCTAAGAGCAAATCTGGTCTCCGTTTTGAACAACCTTCACTTACTCTTTTATCAGTGATCCAATCTACATTTGGAAACTTGCTTTTAATATATTCTACTGTAGCGTTCTCCTTTGTTTTATAGTTTCGTGTTACCGGCTTATCTGGGTATATATGCATGTAACAAAATAGACAATACCCTTCGTATTTTTTTGTCACAGATGTATCACACCATTCACTTTTACAGGTTTTATGTTTTACATCCACCATTCCCTCTAATCTGTGACTCTTACAATACAAACCATTTTTCTCCCCGGGGGTGTTATAAGATGGTTGTAATATACAATTTTCGTATATACAAGTTTTACTAACTACATCTACCATTCCCTCTAATCTGTGACTCTTACAATACAAACCTTTTTTCTCCCCGGGGGTGTTATAAGATGGTTGTAATATACAATTTTCGTATATACAGGTTTTATGTTTTACATCCACCATTCCCTCTAATCTGTGACTCTTACAATACAAACCATTTTTCTCCCCGGGGGTGTTATAAGATGGTTGTAATATACAATTTTCGTATATACAAGTTTTACT